TAATCAATGGAAGCTGTAGCTCCTGAGTAAGGATTGAGTAGATACCACCTAAGGCATCCTCAAGTTCACCCGCCATTAGACGGACTTCCTCAGCAGTTACACGCTCAGCATCTCTACGTGCACTCTCATTCAATAAGAAGGCACTAGCAAGTCTACGCTGAATATCATTCATAGTCTGATACGCAATGTTCAGGTCATGTGATTTATCCATTTGTAGTGTACTAACATCAGACGCTCTACCTTTAACGATAGCTCCTGATGAAGCCTTAGCTACAGTAGAGATTTGTGTAGAACCTACAGGGTCAACGAAGAATAATACCTTCGCTGCTGCTGCAGAGGCTTCAACAATACTCATAGCTAATGCCTCAAGAGAGCGCAAGTCACCAATGTATTGTTCTACAAGTCCTCTTCCGTAGTCCTCGTTGTGGACCGAAGTCCATCTTAGAGTTAAATAAGGCAGGTTTTTATCTGAGTATGTACCACGAGTTCCTGGGACTTCTTGCTCCAGAGCCTCCTGCCATACATCATATTTAGTACCATTCCACTTAACAGCGGTGTACAAATCAATTGCCTTATCCTCTGTAGCATCCTTACTCATTCCCTCAGGTAAATCATCCGCACGAACTTGTTCCTTCGTGAGAATTTCTTTAATCTTACCTTCTGGACTACGCTTAACACAATAAGCATTGAGATTAAATACACGAGTACCATCACCCTTGTCTCTAAAAATAAGGGCATTGCCCGTAGCTACTAATAGCTTTAGAGATTCAAAGATGGGGACTCGCAAGGCCTCCCTTTCTATTTGAGCAGCTAAACCCCTTTCTAGGTCGGCAAGCTTTTCTTGAACTTGAGCCATTGACCCAGCCTCCTGCTCCTCTAACTCCATCATGGCCAGTTTATCTGGGACAAAACGGAAGAAGGGGGCGTTAGGTGGTAGGAGAGATAGCAACAGTTTTGATGCTAAGTTATTAACTGCTCGCGCACCCAATGATTGGTACGGAGTAGATAGTGTCACCTCCTCGGTGTGTGTAGCGTCTACAAGTAATGAGGGAATAGTTAACTCAGTACACTGCTTAGCTCTATCTAAAACGGCACTTCTCTCGCCATCTAGTTTTGTCCAACGGGACTTTAAGCTAACTTGTTCCATTTCCATTATGTAGCACTCCTATATATTACATGCTTATTAGTCACCAGTCTGTACAGCCTTGTCTAACTTAGCTCCACTAAGAGGTATCTGCAATCTCTTCTTACCTGATGCTAGTTTCTTTAAGTCTTTACGTCTGCTTCCATCACCGCCTGGCTTAAATTCAGCCTCTTCTACTGGTGCTTTTGGTGGTGGTGGTGGTAACGGTGTCGGGGCACTGCTGCCGAATAAATTGCCCATTAGTCTTCTCCTTGTTCTAATCGTTTTAAATAACGGATCAACTCAATGACACCGTGCTGTTTACCTTGTTCATACGGACTCATCTCTTTTGTCTGTATAGAGTCGGGGTAGTCCTTTTCTAACTGCCTTAATAAATCTAAGGTCTTTGTCGGTAATCTTTCCATACCCCTCCTGAGGTCAGTATTCTAGGGGCGTACTCCTAAACGCAAAAAACCCGCTAGGCCTTACGCTTCGCGGGTTGTAGAGGGAGGCTCTTCTTGCTCCAGGAGAGTGGTATCTTGTTGTATTAATTCAGCCAACATTACTAATACATGGGGTTCTACATCTTCCTTAACTCCTAGTTTTATTTGTTGTGCTAAACTCCATATAGCGTTTAATTTAATCTTACAGTCCTCACTGTTGTGCTTCATTTACTCCTCCCTTTATTCACATCTTTCATTACATGTTGAACGGCTCGAACAACAGGCTTCTCTTCAGTACCAAAGGTGACCCATTTGAAACCTTTATGCCATTCAAAGTTAGGTTGAAACTGCCGTTTCTTTTTTACCATCCCCATTCCCCTGCCATTCCAGCGGCTGAGTAGTCAGTAACAGTTCCCTCAAAGAAGTTCTTAAAGGAATCACCTGCTACAATCCACTCTACCCAAGGTAGGGGATTCTCTTTAACTCCCCAGTTAGGCTTCAGCCCTAGCATTAAGAGCCGCCTGTCCGCCAAATGTCTAATGTATTCTTTAACTTCAGCTTTAGTGAGACCTTCCACACTGCCCAGTTCGTACGCCAAATCAATAACCTTATCCTCCAGGGACACCGCCACCCTGAACATTTCGTAGATTTCTTTCTTAAACTCATCTGTCACCACCCTTGGATGTTCGTTACAAAATTCTCTAAATAGACGAGACATACCTTGTACATGTAAGCTCTCATCTCTAATAGACCATTCAACTACCTCACACATTCCCTTCATCTTACCCCTGCGTTGGTAGTTGAGTAGCATAGCAAACGCAGAGAATAGGGACATACCTTCATTACAACAAGTTTGAGCCAAGGCTCTGGCTGTACCATGCAATGTAGATACATCGTTATCTTGCATGAATTCAACCTTATCGCACATTTCTTTATAGTCTAAGAATGCCCCATACTCACTATCAGGAAATCCTAATGTATCATTGAGTAGTGCGTAAGCTCTCTGATGAGTACCTTCACGATTTGCAAAGGACATCAACATATTCCTAACCTCATGGTTACGGAACTTAGGGATGAATAGGTCACAGTAGTTCTGACCTACTTGTACATCTGACTGTGTGAAGAGGCGTAGTATCTGAGTAATATGACCCTTCTCTTTATCAGTAATCTTACCTCTCTTCCACTGATCTACATCCTCTTGTAATTTAACTTCCCACACACCCCAGTGTAGTTTCTCATGTTCCTCAGCAAGCTCCATAGCCCACTGGTGATGGAATGGTTTGTAGGCTTTCGCCTCATCCATTAACCCTGGCAACTCAGACATTCTTCCTCCTCCTTAAATGAGTTTAGTTTAACTCTCTCTATCTTCCTACCTACCTGCTCAGCGATAGAGCCACTATTAGTTCGTAGATAATACAAACCTTTCAGCTTATCCCTCCATGCTTTAAGGTGGACATTATTAACATATGATTTATCAGAGCCTGAAGGGAAGAAGAGGTTTACACTCTGACCCTGACAGATGAATGGCTGTCGCTGTGCTGCATGTTCTACAACCCAATGTTGGTCTAACTCAAAGGCTGTTTTGTATACATCCTTCTCCCAACTGCTCAGATAATCCAATTGTTGAACACTACCCTCATGATGAATTATGTTGCGCCACTCTTTCTCCAACCACTCTTCATCCTTACCTAATCGTAACCTATGCTCTTCCATTACCACTTCAAGATATTGATTCTTAACCAAGTGAGCACCAACCCTAGTCCTATGAGTATAAGCATTAGACTTGATAGGCTCAATACTAGCACTAGTCCCACAAATAATAGAGGAGTTAGCGTTAGGAGCAACAGCGAGTAGGTGAGAGTTTCTCTTGCCTGTTCCGATACCATCTAAATATTCTCCTCTAACATCAGCCAAGGCTTCAGTAGCCTGAACAGCCTCTTCTTTAATAAATGTAAACATCTGTAGGTTCTTACCCGTGGCTAGGGCAGACTCCCAAGGGATGTTCTTAGATTGTAGGTAGCTGTGGAAACCCATAGCCCCCAATCCTAAACTACGTTCTCGTACTGCTGAGTGAATTGCTTTACTCATCTCATCAGGCGCACCGTCAATGAAGCATTGTAGGACATTGTCTAACATTACTATGAGGTCACCTACGAGCGATGATGTTTTCCACTCTTCAAATCTTTCAAGATTGACGGAGGATAAGCAACATACTGCCGTGCGATTTTCATTTGTGGGTAGATGAATTTCATTACAGAGATTGCTTCCTTTAATTTCGAGTCCATGCTCCTTTAATGCTTTTGGTAATTTTCTATTAGCTTCATCGATAAAGTTGAGGTATGGCTCACCAGTTCTGAAACGTACTTCGAGTAGCCTACACCAAAGGTCCCGTGCCTTGACTGTATCCCTGACAGAAGAATCGTTAGGGTCACATAAGTCCCACTCGCTATCACTAAGAACAC